TGTAATAAATGAAAGGCTTTAAACAATACTTCTTTGAGGCAATAAACAAACCTAAAGTAATTATGATAGGTGGTCCTGGTTCAGGCAAATCTACTTACTCAGAATTAATTAAAAAAGAATTAGGCATACCTCACATTTATACTGGTGATATGATGAGGCAACTTGCAAAACAAGATACACCAGACGGAAGAAAAGTAAAAGAACTTTTAGCAAAAGGTGAATTTGCACCTACAAGTATTGTTATTGACGCAGTAAAAGAAAGATTACAAAGACCTGACGCACAAAACGGTTATATCTTTGATGGTTTTCCTAGAAGTGTTGAACAGGCAGAAAAGATGGAGGCAGCTGGTATCGAATATGACCGTGTTATTAATCTTGTTGTATCTGAGGAAGAAGTCATTAAAAGATTGACGGCCAGAGGTAGAGCAGACGATAAACCAGAGATAATTAAAAACAGATTAAAAGTGTATCATCAAAAGACGGCACCATTATTAAATTATTATAAAGACGATATAATAAATATTAAGGCTGAAGGAGATACACCAGAAAATATAGCAAAAGAAATTATAAAAAAACTATGAAAACATACGAACAAATTAGATTTTTAAATGAGGGTTTATATGACCCTAATATTTTTAAAGCATTCTTTTTAGCAGGTGGTCCAGGTTCTGGTAAAACATTTGTAACTAGAAACGCATTTGGTGGTACAGGTCTTAGAGTTATTAACTCAGATAATGCTTTTGAAATGGCATTAAAAAAGAATAATCTATCTTTAAAAATGCCTGATAGTGAGGCAGAAGCTAGAGATATGTTAAGAGCCAGAGCAAAAGCAACTGCTGATAAAACATTAGATTTATCTATTATGGGCAGATTAGGTTTAGTAATTGATGGTACAGGTAGAGATTACGATAAGATTGCCTATCAAACAGGTCTATTAAAACAATTAGGTTATGATTGTTATATGATATTTGTAAACACAAGTTTAGAAGTTGCATTAGAAAGAAATAAAAAAAGAGAAAGAAGTGTACCAGAATATATTACAATTAAATCATGGAAAGGTGTTCAAGCCAACATTGGTAAGTTTCAAAACTTATTTGGCTTAGGTAACATGGTGATTGTTGACAATAGTAAAGATGACAGAGAACTTACAACTATTACTATGAATAAAGTTGACAAGGCAGTTAGAGGTTTATTAAGAAACAAAGTGAAGTCATACACAGCAAAAAGATGGATGGCTTCAGAAAGAAAAGCACGAAGAAGATGAGATTTAAAGATTTTATAAACGAAAGTATCATTGATATACCAAGAAGGACTTATGCGCCTAAGGTATTTGATGACGCTGACACTAAAAATCCAAAGATTAAAGATAGTGTAAAAAAACAGATTGCAGACCAATTAAAAGAGTTTGAATCTGAATACCCTATTTTAAAGACTTCTTTGATAGGTTCTATTCTAACAAAAAGATATAGAAATGACGCAGACTTGGACATCAATGTTTTATTTGATGTGCCTGCTGACAAACAAGACGAAGAACGAGAAAGATTGTCCAAAAAGTATTTGTCTGCCAAGAATCCTGATAACATTCAAGGTAAATTAATACCTGGTTCTCAGCACCCTATCAACTTTTATTTTATTACAGATAAACAAACTTATGATGACCAAAATAAAAAGGCTGACGCAGTATTTGATATTGATACAAACAAGTTTATAAAAAGACCTGAAGACTTTAACTTTGATGTTGGTCTTTATATTAGAGATTTTGAAAAGAAAGTACAAGAGTTAGATGTAATTAAAGGTGAACTAAAAAGAGATATTATTGATTACAGAGAACTAGAAGAATTACAACCTGACGAAATCTTAAATCTACAAGATAGAATTAATGACAAGTTAGAAGAAATAGAAGATAGTATCCAACAAATTGTAAAAGTTGGTGATGGTGTTGACGCAGATAGAAGAGCTGCGTTTGATAAAGATATGTCACCAGATGAGATACAAAAGTTTGGTATTAAAAACAGATTACCTAAAAATGTAATCTATAAGATGTTAGAAAAATATCACTACTTAAAATTCTATAAGAAATGTAAAAAGATTTTAGATGATGGTAAAGTATCAGATGATGAGATTGATGATTTAGAAATGCACGAAGCAAAAGGTAAGTCAATCGCATTTACATTTGGTAGATTTAATCCACCTACTATTGGCCATGAAAAACTTATTAACAAAGTTAAATCTGTACCAGCAAATGACTACAAGATTTATTTAAGTAGAAGTAATGACCCTAAAAAGAATCCATTGACACCTAGACAAAAACTAGACTATATGAAAAAGATGTTTCCTAGTCATGCTAGAAACATTGAGATTAACACAACAAACATGATACTAGATATAGCTACTAAGTTATACAACCAAGGTTACTCAGATATTAGTATGGTTGTAGGTAGTGATAGAGTAAGAGAGTTTGATACCATTCTTAGAAAGTACAATGATGTAAGAAGCAGACATGGTTATTATAACTTTGATAAAATTAGTATCGTATCAGCAGGTGAGCGTGACCCGGATGCCGAAGGTGCCGTAGGTATGAGTGCAAGTAAAATGAGAGCTGCAGCTGCTAAAGGAAATTTAAACGATTTCAAAAAAGGATTACCAAGAAATGTTGACGCTGAAAAACTTATGAAAGATGTTCGTAAAGGTATGAACTTAGCGGCTAGTTTTGGTGGTCAAATGCAAGTAGGAGTTGGTGCAAGACCAATTGCTACATTAGAAGAATTTGAACAACAACAGATTAGAGACCTTTACATAAGAGATATGATTTTTAATATTGATGATGAAGTTGATTATGTAAAAGAAGATGTACAAGGTAAAGTAGTTAGAAAAGGCACGAACTACATTGTTGTAGAAGATAACAATAACAATTTACACAAAGCATGGATTTGGGACTGTGTTCCAATTTCAGCGGATAGAGAGGTAGAAGTGCGAGAATATAATTTAGATATTGATTACGGTTTTGAAGCTGTATCAGAAAAGAAAGAAGATTTAGACGCTCAACCACAAGACAGAGATGTTAAGAAAGTAAAAGGAACACAACCTAAAAAGTATTACAAATCTTTAAGTAAAGATACTAAGAAGAAAAGAGCAGACTATTTTAAAGACAAAGACACAACTAAGAACGATAATAGACCAGCTCCAGGTGATAAAGACGCTAAAACAAAACCAAGTATTCATACTAAAAAATATAAGAAGATGTTTGGTGAGTTTAAATCAGATTTACAAGACGCTTGCTGGACAGGCTATAAACAAGTTGGTATGAAGAACAAGGGTGGTAAACAAGTACCTAATTGTGTACCAGAAAGCATGAGTATTGAAGACGCAATAAAAGTAGATGGTTTTATACCTGAATCTTATGAAATTGGTAAAGATTATGCAGACCATACTAAGAGAGTTACACCTGGCCAGAGTGTCAAAGTAAAGAAAATCAAAGGTTTTATTGATAGAGAATCAAGTCCAGACGAAAAAGATATAAAAGAATGGGCGGCTTCAGATGAGGTAATAGATAAATATAAGCAAAGATATGCTGAAGAATGGCAACAAAAGTTAAAAGAAGTTGTCGCTAAAATGATAGGTAAGTTATAATGTTAAGTTTTGCAGACTATAAAGATAAGATTTCAAAGTCGGTACACTATCATGTAGAGAACAACATACCTTTTGCCGAGAACATTTATAGAATTCATAGTGAAGAATTTTACAAATTGTTTAGAGAGGCCAGAGAGTTATATAATGAAGGTCTATTAACAGAATTGTCTAGTTGGGACAAACAGTTACTAGAAACTGACATTGGTGAGTTTGGTGTTTACGAAGAACAAAAAGTACCACTAGATATACCAATTGAAGAAGAAAAAAATCCACCACTTAATAAACCAAAAAGAGGTGGACCAAAGAAATTCTATGTGTTCGTCAAAGACGGTGACAAGATAAAGAAAGTTACTTGGGGCGACACAACTGGACTATCAGTTAAACTGAAAAATCCAGAGGCGAGAAAATCTTTTGCAGCTAGGCACAAATGTGACCAGCAAAAAGATAAAACAAAAGCTGCATATTGGGCTTGTAATTTGCCAAGATATGCAAAAAGTTTAGGTATGAGCGGTGGTGGAAACTTCTATTGGTAATGTATTTTATGATTTAAGACCTAATGAGTTGGAGGACAATAATGTGTTTACAAGAATATTTGAACAAGATTGTCCAGATGACGAGTTAATTTGGCACAGAGATAAACGAGATAGAAAAATTAAAGTTATTTCAGGTGTCGGTTGGAAGTTTCAAAGAGATAACGAACTACCAGTTGTTATGAAAGTACATGATAAAATAGAAATTAAAAAGGAAACTTACCATAGAATCCATAAGGGTCAAGGTAAACTAATTATAGAGATAGAGGAAAAATGAGCAGATATAGACAAACAATGAGCGAAGCGCTCAAACAAGTAAGAGAGGTCGACAACGATTATTTAAAACCGAGAATGACACCTCA